CAAAGCAAAAAGGGAAATTGTATAAAATAAAGAGTAATTATACAGAAGTTCGTAAAGCTGGAGTAACATCTCTTATTCGTGGATTGCAGAAAATTAAACAATTAGCTAAAGAAAAAGAATTAGATTGGGCAGATAATACTGTTGAAAAAGTAGCTGGTCTTATAAAAGGTATTGAATTTCAAGAAAGAATAGATGTGGAAGGTAAAACCATTGATTATAAAGATATGGTGCATGAAAGAGATTTTCTTGACTTAGGTTTAAAGCCTACTAATGGAGGAAAGATATATAGTAATGATAAAAAGGTGGCTTTTACACCACATTATATGTCAAAATATACCTTAGGTATTGTTAGGGATATTATGAGACCGTTAGAGCAAGCTGTTCACGACAGAAACATTACTGTAGACAAACAATTAGAAATGCAAATAGAACAATATGATGGTATTATTAATAGAGCTAAAGGTAGAAGTCCTATTGAAGAGGGTCTATATGATATAGATCCTTACTTTTTCTTAAAGCAATATGTAAGTGATGTTGGAATATTCAATTATAAATCCCATTTAAAATATACATTTAAAAAAGCTGTTGATGCTGTTACTAAAGAACATTTAGAACCAGCAAGAGAGAAAGGTAGAGAAGATATAGTTGAGTCATCTACAAGTATGTTAAAATTAGTACAAGATGTTTATAATGAAATTCAAAGTATTAATCCACAAAAAGAAAGTACCTTTACTGATATGATGAGAGTTATGTCATCTGTTACTTATTTTAGACTCATGGGTGGAAATGTTCGTTCGGCTACTAGAAATGCTACTCAAAGATTGTATGAATTTGTAGAATTTGGATTCAAGGCAGCTGCTCCATTTTTTGGAGATGCAGCCCGATGGTACAATGAATCGGGTGGTGCAACTAATAATATGAGTAAGTTAGTTTCCCAGCAAAAACGATTTGGTCTTCAATGGTTTGATGGCAAGAGTAAAGCTTCTAATGCTTGGGATTCATTAACAGGTCAAGATATGAATGTTAGTGAGCGAAGCAGGGGTGCTTTAGAAGAAGCTCATATGCAAGATAAAGTTTTATATATAGATAAAAATGGTGAGCTTACAATTAAAGGCGATCAAAGAGCTAGTGAGAAATTAGCTAGAGTTACTTCTAAATTTGCTCAAAAATCAGGTGGTCTACATAAGATAGTAGAGGATTGGAATAGATCTAGTACATTTAAAACAGGTTTTGCTTTAGCTCATCAAAATTTAACATCAGCTAATAAAGATTGGATAGCTAGAAAGTTATTAATAGAAGACTTTTCTAAAATCAAAGAACAAAAAGGTTCTGACTACCAAATTACTTATAAAGATGTTATAGAGAAGTTTGGGAATAAACATGAAGCTAAAGTTTCTGAATGGGTTGATAATACTGCAGGTCAAATGGCTTACAATTCAACTCTTGACTTACATTTTGAATATGCTAAATGGGCTAAGGCTAAAGCAATACGAGTCAGAGGTGATGAATCAGCTGGAATTCAAATGGCTAAATATGGTTTAGGTCAGTTTGCACATTATAGATTTAATATGTTTAATCTTATGTATAAATGGGTATCTGAAGCTGGAATATCTTTAAGAGCAGGTGATCCCACTAGTCAGGAAGTGTGGAGATTATTAAGATTTGGAATGCTGCAAGGTATGATTGGTTCAGCATTTACAGGTGGAGTTGGAGTTTTAGGTACTGTAACCAGAACTAACTTTGGTAAATTAGCTAGTAATGATGTGGTTGAATCTGGAGAAGCTATGTATTGGTGGCTTGCATCAAACAAAGAAAAATTAGAAACTGGTACTGTATCCAAAAAGACGCAAGAAGAACTAGATAAAGCAACTTATGGTCAAGGTGGATTTTCTTTCTTAGGACCAAACTTTCCTTATGCATTAAGTGCATATGAATTATTGACTCATGTTAATAGCACAGGACATACAGACCCCAGGGCGAATATAAATGTATTTGATAAAGCTTTAGACGCTACTCTTAAAAAAGATAAGAATCAAGAGTTATATGAGAAGATGTATATGTTCAATTCTCAAGCAGCAAGAACTTGGTCTTATACTAGAAATAATATAGGTGGTGGTGGTAGTATGGGTGATGTTATCTATCAAGAATTAGGACTATTCCCTAATAAAAATCAAAGAGAATGGAGTAATTGGTTCTATGATAAGATAGGATGGCGTAATACTACAGGGAAAAGAGGTGGTCGTAAAAAGGTATTAAGGAAAGATGATTCTGCTAGAGAAAGACGTAACGCTTTAAGAGCATTAGATAAGCTCTAATGACTATCCTCTAGCTTACTTAGTAATAGTTCTATTCTATTTAATACATGACTCATTTTCCATTCTAGTCTTTTAATAGTCTCCCTATCAGTAGATGTGTGTTGATGATTTTGTTTCCCTCTATATAATAATGTCTTCATATTACTCCTTTATAAGTTTAATTAAATATTCAAATGGTATTGCTGCATAAACCTCACTTCTATTTCTTTTAAATACAAGTACTGGAGTTCTTTCTTCGCAATTAGTTTCTGCTTGCTCTAATGAATCCCACAGGTTTAATCTTTCTTGATTTTTGCACTCAAATGAGAGTCCGATTGTACGTTTTGCTAATGGAGAAAGTACAACGTCTTCACCAGATACTCCCATTATTTGTGCTTTTATATCATCATCTTCAAGTTCAGGATAAGCTTCTCTCAATGCTTTTACTACTAAGTTTTGGAGTTTCCTTCCTTTAGCTTTAGCAGATTTAACGTTCATGGTTTCTAGCTGAGAATCTCTCCATCGCTTCGTCTGCTTCCTTTATAATACTATCTATATTCATTGGATTCTTTGGCTTTATTGCTGTCTCTTTCTGCATCCAGTTCTTCTCTAATTTTTTCAACCTTGTTTTGAGTTTCTGGATCTCGCTCATGACGATCTCTATCTGCTTTAGGGCTACTTCTGTCTGTTTGTTCATTCTCTTTCCTTTCTTGTTCTTTAAGAAATTCCTTTAGATTATCTACATCACCTTTACATTCAATATATCTCAGTAATAATGTATGGTCGTAATCAAGAGTCTTTTCAATTTGCATAACTCTTCCCATAACAAAGTTTAATCGTTCCATTATTTCTTTATAGGTTATCTTTTTAGCCTTACTCATTACATACCCATCCTTTTAGCTATTCTATCTATCATATTAGATAGTTCATTTAAATCATCATCAACATCAGCTAACCATCCACCAAGAGTATCTAAATCTTCTCTTAGTTTAGCAATATCAACTTCTTCCTTAACTTTTTTAGGTTTTTCTTCAGTTTTCTTAACTTTTTTAGGTTCTTCTTTTACTTTCCCCATAATTTACTCCTTACAATTAATGCCATTACAGCATAGTTAGCTATATCAATGAGTGTATCATCAATACTTTCGTTTTTAGGTTTCTTGTCTTGCATTGTCAAATTTAAGAATCTAGATATTTTATCATTTAATCTAGTTCCTAATCCCATTAAAGACAATCTTACATCTTCATTAGTTTTAATTTTACTTTTACCCATACCTATATTAGTAGGTCCATAGTCTAATTGTTTTTCACAGAACAAATAAAGCATTTCTTTCTGGATAGTTTCAAATTCTTTTAGAGTTTTAGGATATCTAACTCTAATTTCTTCTCTTGGATCTGCCATTTCTTGCCTCCCAGTATTGGTTACGAACTTCTTTTTTAGTTTCATCATCTGTTTTTCGGTATTTTCTTAATACCCATTCTCCATCTATTTTATAGGTATAGAAATCTTTAACTTCCCATTGAAGGGCATAATATTTTTTTTGGGGAAATGGTCTAGGATTATTGATATTCCAGGCTTCATCAAATATTGTTAGAAACGTTGCTATGATATAGAATTTTAATATCATTTAAATAGTTTTATTGCTAAATCTAATAAGGGGTGCTCCTTCGCACTTTTAGACAAATAAACTTTACAACCTTTTTCTTCAATATTCCAAGGGATTTGTTTTGGCTCAGATATCTTAAATCTTTTAAAGTAAGTACACTTATCTTCATCTAAATACTTACAGTTAATACAATGGGGACTCACATATTCCTTTGCCTTGACGGAACCACCTCAGCAGTTTGATTATATCCGCATTTAGTCGCGACTACGCTTGGACTAGGACTTATAGGACCAGTTATTGTCCCCATTATACTCATCGGATTTGAACTCCGCTTATAGGAAGATTAACATTTAACCATTCCTTTTCTCTATTGGCAGTTGACTCCACCTGTAGAGATCTTATGACATTGTCATCATTCTTATAGGGAGTGATTGACAATACTTTATTTGCATTATATGCTATTCTAAATGAACCTCTAGATGATGCTATATTCATACCTTCAGTCATAGCAGTCTTAGTGATTTCAGATACAGCAAATATAATGACTTTATGTTGAACAGCTAGTTCCATTAATGCTTGAGATGCTTCTTCTACTTTCATATTATTATCTCTCTGCTTAGACCTTAATAGACCTAAGTGATCCACAACAACAATCTCTGGCTTAACAGCTAGTAAAGAAAGTCTTTTCTCAAGTTCACTAGGATAACAAGAGCCATATTCCACAGTTAGCCAATTAAACCTTTCGGTTAAACTTTCACTCATCTGTGCATAATGCTCTGCTAATTGTTCATCATTCCAACCCATCTCTATCATACAGAAACGTGACCATATTTGCCTTGGACTCATTTCCATTTCAATAAAGTAAGTTGGTCTCTTGAATGAATTTACCCAATTTTGTAATAGCATAGTCTTCATAGACTTTGGAGGAGCTTGAACTATAACTACTTCACCTGGGTAAATTGGAAAGTCTTGGTCATATAACTTTCCTAAGTTGATAGGTTCCCTATTATTTGCTAAGAAATCAATAAACTCTGCTTCCATGCTTTTAGCATCCATCATAGTATCAGACTTTTTAGCTTTATATAGTTTACATGTATTTTTACAATGTTCATCCATTAAAATATCATGACATCCATATCTATAGCCACCACCATCGTGACCAGTGTAGCAATTAGTAATTATTCCATCCATTTCTTTCTCTGTGAATGGGTGGTCAGAATTATCTACTTGACTTCTCCAGCTTTCCATTACTAATCTTACAACATCTTCAGGATATAGCCATCTAAAGTGAGCTGCTAACCTTAAAGCTGTTTGGTGTCGCTGTCCCTGACCTGTTCCTTCTAACATACTATGTATACAGGGATAATTTACAGGGTCTGGTTGTCTTCCAAGGGATACTTTTTGATATGGTTTAGATGATTTTTGTTGTCTTTTTAATACATCAAATGCAGGATCACATTCATGATCTAGTTCTTTTATTTCTTTAGCAGTTGTAGCATAATTCATAATATCTTTTATGTTTTTTGCACTACCATTTAATTGAACTTTCCATAAATTAGATTTACTATTTAATGTGTTTGGTACTCTTATTAGTCTAGTCTTATCTGTTACAGAAGGATCTGCAAAATCAAATATTCCTTTACCTTTAAGTTCTTCTTTTACCTTCATATGTAAATCATCGCAAGGCTTCCACCTGAAAGCTTCCTGAGGTATATGGACATGAAATCCTGTGCCACTAAAATATACTTGTCTAGTTACATCTAAATCTTCAAGTAATAATAGTAAGCCTTGTAATTTATCAAAGGCATTTTCAGGGTTGGAACCGTCTACGTCTAGTATGAACTCATCAGGCATATACATTATTCCGTCATACCCTGATAAGCTTTGTTTGCTTTTTACATAATCTATAACATGTTCATCATAGTCATATAATGACATAAATGTATCTTGTGCCATATTCATATAACTATCCATTTTATTAACATCTGCAAAGTGATGTCTATTATTTGTGCCAAATGCAAATTCTTTTATCATACCTTATCACTCCTTCCAACGATATACCATGATTTTTCATTACTATTTGGACTTTTTATCTTATCTACTGTGTAAGCATTATTAAGTCTTAACTCACGAAATTGTCTTGTATAAGTTTCAGGTGAACCTAATCTCTTTCCAAATTTTACAATTCCACGTTCTGATAAATCTTGTATATCATGAGTTTTAAATATGATACCATTATCAAATTTCCAATCAAGAAACTTAATCAAATGTTCTTTTACTGTCATAATAATCTCCTTTTAGGTTTAGAAAGGGGACACAAGTGTCGGATGGGTAAGTAAGTGCGGATGTATCCCCTTCCAATGTCTTATTCTAGAATGGGATATTCTCCTTAATTTCAGAATTAGACACATCTGGAGCATCAGATTTCTTACCATATTTCTCTTGTGCAGCCTCAGCTACTGATTTGTGATAGTCAACATCACTTTCACTAAATGATACTACATCTCCAATGAATACTGTTGGAGCTACACGATTAGATGCTTGGATAAACTCTTTTTCTCCTTTTTTCTCTTTATAGAAAAGTACATTAATATGCTTACCAATTAAATGCTTAACATCATCATCGTATTGCAATGCTTCTTTTCCATCTGGAGACTTAATAAGATCAATGATACCTGCATTTGCAAATTTAAATAATTTTGCAACTACAAATTCCTCATGAGTTTCTTTATTATGCATCTCAAATGTTCTTAGCTTGAACGTGTCTGGATAATCTTCAAAGAATATATCAATATATTTTGTATCATTCCAGTTACCATATTCAGCTTTGTTAATAGTTAATGTATGCCATCCAGCAGTCCATTTACCTGTACCTGTATTATGCGACATTGTTTTTATAGCCATGTTTACTCCTTATTTATTTACGTTAACGCCTCTAGTGAGACCTACATTTCCAGAAATTGCATTTGCATCATCATCCTTTTGTGCGACACCTACCATAGCAGCAAGACCGTATCTTCTACCATATGTAGTAGCACTACCCACACCTTGTGCATTTACTTTATCCATAGGTAATTTAATTTTAGATCTTATCCATTGACCTGATTTGTGTAATAATGTTGTAGTCACACATACAGCTCCTGGTATTATTTCATTACCTTGAGTTACTGATAACCCGTATTTACTTAGATGCGGGAATGTTGATGATATTACTTCATGCAGGTCAGCATATCCAGACTTAAAGAAAGGATTAGTACTGCTTTTAGCTGCACCATCCATCTCTCCTTGTGCTTGAGCTAATGCTGCTGCAAGTTCGTTTATATGTTCTGATTTCCATGATTTTGGAGTCAGTTCTTCCATTTGAGGGACAGGAGTCTCCTCAACTTTGTTAGTTTCTTCCATGATTACTCCTTGTATTAATGAAAAAGGGGCACACGATAGCATTGCTCTCTAGCCCCTGATTCTTAGTATTTAGTAGATTATTGCGACCTCGTAATTTACATTATTTTGGTATCATTTCATAGATTTTAATGAGTTCATTTCCTCTACTTTCTATTTCAGTTTGTCTTACATCATCATACATTCCAAGCTTCATAAAATGATCACCAAGTTCATCGATTTGTTGCATCCGTTGTTCAATATAATCCTTGAGTATCTCTATATCCATTATTCCTCCTTATTTCTTGGAAACACGACTACTATGTATCTGTGATCTGCTTCCCTGTGATTGTAATTCTGTATCACTTCTAATTGCTTTTCTACTGTCATGCGATCTAGATATGCCCAATTTTTGTGACCTACCATAGCTTGTGAATACTTGTCTAGATAATCTGATAGAAATTTTGCCATTCTTTTGCTCCTTTATTTTACAGAATATAATATTATCAAATTCTTCTTGACAGTAGTCTGGCAATTCCTCACCAGACTCTATCATTCTAATCATATCTTCTTTATTCATCGTCAAAGACCTCAGGTGGCTCAGGTGCCCCATATTTTATCCTTAAATCTTCTTGCTCAATAGCTCTTTTGTTGTTATAGTATGTAAAGGCTTCTATTTTATGTTTTTTTATGACATTCCAGTCCACCATATCAGGATAATTAGTCATATCATACCCTAAATCATACCCATAATCTTCAAGCCAGTCTTGAATTGCGTCTTTAATCTTTCCCATCTATACTCCTAACCAAGTACCAATCACCTTGTTGCATTGTATGACTTATGATTTTCTGTTGAACTTCTACATTACTAAGCTCTCCATCTTCCCATAATTCTTCCTGGGGTATTTCTTCATGAGTATGCTCTGGAACTCCACTTGTATCTTCCCATTCTATTGCTTTAAATATCATCTTCAACCTCCTTATCATCAGTAAAGCCTTCTGCATGAGTTGATTCTAACATTCCTACAAATAAAACCAATTCAAATGCATCATCTTTTTTCATTTTGTTATATACATTGTTAAATGCTGTTTCCATATGTCCCTTATTTCTAAAGGATGCAAATAATCTATTCTTCATCTTCAACCTCCTTGATTTTATCAAATTCAGCATCACATTCATTACAATACATATCAGTCATAGCATCTGAATAACTCCAGTCAATATGACCTATACGATTAATACAATCTATTGTACTATTGTAGTCTGCAAGTAAATATACACTTATATCCCGACTTCCACATTCGGGACATTTACCATATGGTTCTACTGGATATTTCTCAGTTGCATCCATTTAATCATTTCCTCTAAGAACAGGTAATACTTTTTCCATTTTACCATCACCTAGCCATAATGCACCTGCATCATTACCTTCATCATCAGCCATAGGTAATACATTAGTTCCATCATCAAGTATTAATCTTACTGCCCTATTATGCCACATAGAGTCTTCAGCTTCTTCTGATCCCATATACTCTACTTTAACTATTTTCTTATTTAATAATAAGTTATTAGCTTCTTCATTCCACATCTTTGTATAATCTTTTTTCATTTGTCACTCCTTTAATTATATAGCAGTGCATAGCCATTAAGGCTACACACTTTACTATAATGTTAAGTATATCATTTAATATGAATAGAACATCATATATTGTATCCATATTATTTAACTCTCCACACTCTGATTGCTGTAGGTTTCTTACAAGGACCTTCTAATG